TCTTATCTTTAATAATGATATAAATTATTTACCTATCCCTGAATTAAGTAATGAAGATTTAAAAAGTGCTGAATCTGTTTTAACAGAATATATTAAATTTAATAAATATTTTGATTTATTTAATAAATTAATAGTTGCAAGTATGTTTGCATCCAGTAGAAAGACAAGTTTCTTTAATTTTATATTACCTGCTAACTTTGGAAAGAGTTTTTGGATGGATTGTTATAAAGATATTGGTTTAGCTGCAAAAGTTCCAAGTTTTGCTTCAATGTTAGAAGCAAGATCTGCTGTAACTCCTGAAAATTTAGTAGGTAAAATGTTTTTATTTGAAGATGAATTTAAAATATTTAAATCAGAAATGAAAGATATAACAAATTATGCTTCAATTAACCCAAAGGGTAGAATGAATGTTGAAATTGATATGTTTGCTAAGATTATGTTGAGTGCTGAAAAAAGTTCATCTGTGACTGGTTATGTTGATTCTCAAATTCAAGAAAGATTAACTATATTTGAACTTCCTGAAGCAAAAAGAATAGATGATTTACCTGAATTTAAAAAAATAGGTGCTAACTCTTATATTAATATATTAAAACATTATATATTAAGTCAGGTAAAAAAAGAAATAAATAGATACAAAGAAATGGGAAAAAGAAAAAGTGATATTGAAGCACATAATTTTCTTATAAAAGTTCATTCTGAAAATAGAATTGGTATGAATAATGATTTAATGACTAATCTTAAAGAGTTTTTTAAAGAAAGATTACAAGAGTTAGCAATCGATTCTTTAAATAATGATTATGATAAAAGATATTCAGATTTTGTTCATGTTTCTGTACAAGATAATAATAGTTTTTTATATATAGTTAGACCAGGAGAACTTTTTAGAGTATTAATTCAAGAAAGTAAAGATAATAACTTTAAGAAAACTTCACAATATAAAGCTGATAAGGTTGAAGAACTGTTTGAATGTAAAATTAAAAGTCAGTATCACCCTAAATATAAGATGACAAAAAAATGTATGAAGATTGATTTTTCTTATATAGATATATTTTAAAATAATTATAGAAGAGATTAAGGAGAAAGAAATAATTCTTCTTTTTCTTTTTCAAATTTTTTACTATCTGATTTTTTTAATTTATTATTTATTATAATTTTTTTATTATCTTCTGTTATTATTATATTTTTCTTATAAGTATCATATCCAAATTGTAAAACGATAGCTATTAATGAACCCATAAAAGCCCTTGTAAGCCATTTATTTCTATCTTCAAGTTTTAGTATTCTGTTATAGTTATCTTGTATTTTACTGCTATTTACTGCGTTATTTTTATCTATATTAGTAATTGTTTCTAACACCTCTGTTATTCTTATTAAAGAAAGAGATATGTTATCTAACATTACTTGTTGTGCAGTTTGAGTTAATTTTAAATTAAATACTTCATCCTCTATATCTTTCATAATTTTATACTCTCTCTTTTATTTTTTATTTTTTGTAATTCTTTAGAGTGAATAAAAATTGCATCTTGCCTCCAAATATCATTAACATTAAAATTATATTTTTTTGCTAATGATATAGAAATACCATAATTTTCTTTATTTAATAAATCTTTTATCTTTTTATCAATTTCCATTTTTCTCTTCTTTAAAGTAAAATTTTTCTTTTGATTTCAAATTTATATATAATTTTCTATTAATAATAAATAAAATATTCTTTAAATTTTGAAAACAATTATAACTTTTTTCTTGTTTAATAGTATTATAATTATTATCATTATTTAGGTTAAAAAGTATAGTTTTTATTATATCTTTATAATTATATTTTTTATTATGTGTTTCTACCATATAATTTAATATTTTTTTCTCTTGTTCTAAATTAATTTTATATTTTATGATATCAATATCTTTTGAATTATAAGAAATATAATTTTCATTAAGTTCATTTCCTTCAAAATTTGTTCTTAAAAAATATTCTTTATTATTTGTTTTTAATACAAATTCACAATGAAAATACTTAACACCAAATAAAAACAGTATCAATTTTTGATACCATTTCTTTGGATTTTTAAATAAAATAAAAATAATCATTTTATTTACTTTCAAGAGCAATAATTCTTTTAGTTAAATTTTCTAATTTTTTATTTAATATTTGAGAATATTTCATATTTAAAGATGTGAACTCTTCATATCTTAAACCATACACAAATTCATTAGGTATAATTTCTTTATTTATCTCTTCATTTTTTTTACCTTTATTAAGAATCATTTCTTTTGTTTTAGGTGATTTAATTAACCAAGCAATATCTATACCTAATTCTGCATGAATATCTTCAATTTCTTGTGCTATAAGACCTATATGAGTTCTTTTACCTTCTAACATTTTAAAAGAAACTGGTCTTAATCTATCCATTATTTTTTCTACTAATTCATCAGATAAATCTAAAATATCTTTTTTCATATTTTTATCAGAAGTTTGTATAACAGCATTTGAAGCATATATATCTTTCCATCTAAAACTAGATGCCCCTAAATCATAAGTATTATCAGTACCAGGTGCTATAAAATTCCAAAATTGAATACCAAATTGTCCTGTATCCATTCTACATACTAATGTAGAAGTTCCTTTATAAAAAGTATGAGGTCTAGAAGCATTCGAATAATATTTATTACCTGCACTATAACTAAATGAAGCTACATTACTATAATTATCTGAAATATTTACTCCATTTTTAGCCATCAAATTTAAAAAACTATTAGGAGAATTTATATATAATGCAGCATTACTAAATACATTTCCAGTATAAGTAATAGACCATTGCTTACTATTACTACCTAATAATCTTGAATTAGTAGTATCAGGAACTATATTTGAATTAACAGATAAAGGGTCAAAAGAACTACCACCACCACCACCAACTTCTACCATAGTATTATTACTATTGTAATAAAAACTACCAGTATCAGTAGCAAAATAAAATTGACCATCTATTGTTTTAGTTAATTTATCAGCATCTAAACCAACTTTTATTTGTTTATTAATATCTATCATAGTTCCAGCAGAATTATAATATAAAGTTTGTGTATCAGTAGCATAGTAAATTTGTTCATCTATCGTTTCAGTTAATTTATCAGCATCTAATCCATTTTTAATACCACCACCAGCATTAATGAAAGTTCCATTATCATTATAATACAAAGCACCAGTATCAGTAGCAAAATAAAATTCTGTATCTACTGAACCAGTTGTTTTATCTGCTTCTAAACCTACAACAGTTCTATTTCCAGTAATATTTTTAATTCCACTACCATTATCAAAATAAATATTATTTGAATCACTTGTTAAAAAAATTCTTCCATTAATAAAATTTGATGTTGGTAATTCACTTTCTAAAACTACTTGAAAAACACTTAAATCTAAAATCTGCATATTACTGTTGAATATTAATCTCCAATTTATACTACCAAGTTCTATTGTTTGTAATCCATTTGCTAAAGCTGCCATTATTTTTACCTTTTTTTAAAATACTTTTAATCAACTAAATTTAATATATCAGTTGCTTCGCTTAATTTATTATTTATTATATTATATATATTAAAACTTTTTATATCTTCATAACTACCTAAAATGGTTGTTAAAACTGATAAATCTTGTGAATAATTTTCATAAATAGTATATTCTAAATCAGTTAATAAAATTTTATATTCTGCCTTTATATAAAAAATTTGATTTTCTTCTACTTTATTTTCATTTTCAGAATTAAAAGTAATAGAATCAGGGTCTTGATAACTTGCAGAATTTTCTTTTTTAAAATAAGTTGGACTAAAAGAAATTTCACCAGTTAATTTATCCCATTTAACATTTTCAACTTTATATGGTTTAATATAAAAATCATTATAATCTTCTGTTTTATTATTAAATATATTACTACTATTGAATTTATTATTTAAAGTTGAATCAAATTGTAATTCTCCACCTTCTTCATAATTAGTAAATTTAATTGTAGAAGAGTTATTAGATAAAAAGAATATTGTATCATTAGTATTATGTGATTTCATATTTATATTATTTATATTTCTTATACATTTATTAATACTAACTGTTGTTTCATCTACAAATGTTATACTTTTATATGATATTAATTCACCATTTATAGATGCAGAAAAAACACCTTGTTGATATTCTATTTCAGATATTTCTCTCTCTTTCATCCATTCTTTTCTATTTAATAAAATGCTATCTTCTATAAAATTATAACCTACAAAAGAATTTTCATATTTTTTTTCAAATAATAAATCTTGTTTTAATTCTGTAAATTTTTCTACTTCTTGTCTGTATATTTTACCATCATCTGATGTTATTGTATCAAATGTTACATTAGAAGTATCACCAGCATTATCTACAAAAATTATTTCAGGTATATCTTCTGTTATCATATCATTATTTAAAAAAATAATATTGCTAATAAGAGGTGCATCATAATTAATATTATAATCTACTAAAATATCTAATGGTTGTTGAACATCTGTTAAATTAAAATCACCAGCATTAAATATATCTTCAATACATTTAACTTCATAATAATTTTTATTAAACTCATCTCCACCTATTTCCATTATCCTTAAAATCATATTTTCTATACCAAGTGTTTTATTAGAAAATTTAATAACATCAAGAGGTTTAAAATGTAAATTTCTTGGTATCATCATTGAAACACTACTTAAAGGATAAGTATACTTCTTTAATTGTGAATTTAAAGATTTCTTTGCTACCTCTGGATTTGTTATTGCTAATAATTTTACTACTTGATGTTTTTCATTATTACTTAATATTTTAGTAGTTTGATTAGTCTTATTTATACTTGTAGTCTTAAAATTTTCAGCACTTGTATATTGTAAAGTTACAGAAGTTGCTAATGAAGACCAAGTAGGTTTTTTAAACTCTATTTTATCACTATTTGTTTCATCAATAGATATTAAATTATTAACTTCATAATCATCTCTTATCAATTTAATAGAATACTGACCAACCATAGTATCAAAGAATAAAGCTCCATCTATATGTCTTAATATTTCTTCAATCCATTTTTTTGCTTCATCTGCATCTGTTATAGAGAAACTTATACCAAAATTTTCCTCTTTTAATGTTAAAGCTGCTTTTACAAAATCATTTCTATTAATTAATTCTTCTGGTATTTTACCCATTTTATTTAATATATAATAGAGTGCTACAGCTGGATTCGCTTCTCCATTTATTTCATCTAATAAAATTCCATCTTTTGACCATCCCATTATATTTGTTCTTCTTACTTTTATACTGTAATTTGGTACTGAATTAACATTATCACCAATAAAAGCATCTTCAAAAAATAAATAAGCTACTTTTTTATATTTAAGTTTTATTCCAGTTTTAAAATACATATAAGTATTATATAAAATATTATCACCAAAGAAATGATTAATTTTAGATAAACCACTATTACTTGGATATTGTTTGCTTTTAACACCAGTATTTATTAGAGAAACATCACTTTCTTCACCAAAGTCAGAAATTTTATTATCTCCAATCCATAATTCTAAAAAATTATCTATTTTTGAAGCTACCCCAAGAGCAAATGTTGCAAAAACTGCTTGACCTACTGGAGTTGGAGAACTACTTGATTTTTTACTACCCATATTTTTATCCTGTATAAATTATTTCATTTCTTAAATTATCAAAGAAAAAGCAATTTGACCCTCTAATTAGAGTTGTTCCAAATACTTCTTGTACAACTCTACTTTCATCTGCTGTTGGAGATACAAAATTATCTAAATTTGGCATCTGTGCTTGAGGCATCTGTGGAGTTGGAGTAAAAACAACTGCTATAACAACTGCTAAAATTAATCCTATTATAAACATATTTTATCCTTTTTTTATGTTAAATTCTGAAAAGGGTTAGCTTTTGGTACAAAAGGAAATCCTCCAAAGTTTTTTAAATTATTAAACTTATTTAAACAATTATTTATATTTTTATTACAACCAGGATATATTTCTATATCACCTGAAAAATCTTGAGTTTTAATTGGATACAATAACTTTATTATATTATCATTATGACTTATAATAAAGTTATTTTGCCCATCAATTATTAAATAACCATTATTAAAATAATCTACTGTTTCAGTATTAACTATTGTTATTTGAAGATTACTATCTATTGTATAATTAAGATTATCAAAAACAACTTTATAATTTTCTCTATTTAAAGAACAATCTTCATCAAATAAATCAAAAGAACAAGAACTAGAATAAGTATATTTAGGTATATTATTAGATAAAAAAGCTACAATATTATTAACCTTTACATTCATTGAATGTTTATCTAAATTATATTTTAAATCAGATATTTGACCAACATACAGTAAATTACCATCTTCATTATATAAATAAACCCATATAATATTATTAGGATTTATATATATAAATTCATCAAGTGGTTTTAGTGAAATTGGTGCTATAAATTCAAAATTATCCTCTGTAACACCATCTATATTTAATTCTTTTCTTTTAATTGCTCTGGGTAAAAAGGTGACATTATCCATAACTGAATCAATATTATCAACTGTAAATTCATTATTAGAAGATGTATAATAATATTCACTGTTTCCATTTTTAAACCTATATAATTCTATCATAAAATTCCTTTTTTTATTTATAATTATATTTTATTATAAATAAAACTTTTCAATTATAGCAAAATTAGAATCAAGAATAACATATAAATAATTATACCCTTTTGTATTCTTAAATAAAGGTATTATATACATAACATTATCATTATTTAAATTAACAACAGAATGTTTTAATACATTATTAGTTGTTATTTTAACTTGTCTAGCTGGAACATCATTAGGAGGTGAACCAATAAAAATATCAGGCTTAACATCTTCTTCTAATGTAATAACATTATCTATATTTGTATCAATTTGTATATATTTAATATTACTTCCATCTATATTATTTCTTGATAGATTAATTAAATTACTAACATCAGGTAAACTAAGACTATATTCTATCCTATAATTACAATTATAAATATATATATTATTTAAACTATCAGATAAATAAGTCATACTACCAGTTGTTGAAGCAATTGAACTATTTAATAAACCTACTCCTTGTATTAAAGAAAAAATATTACTACCTGATTCAAAATTATCTATCTTTAAAGTTAATTGATAAATTTTATCATCATTTTTATTAAGATTCACATATAAATTACCATCCTTTATAAATGATTTAAAAATATCATAACTTTGATCTTTAAATATAATTCCACCTATATTATTACTTAATATTCTTTCTTGAAAAATTACTGATTTAGTAGAAATATTTATTATTTTAAAATTTTTATTTATACCAGTTTCATCTGTATATAAAAACATTAAATATATATTATTATTATAAATAAACATTCTTGAAATCATTTGCTGATTTGAATCTTGAAATTCTTCATAAGTTACTGCTGGTTCATTTCCATCATAAAAAGTATTTGAAATAAAAAAATAATATTCATTATAACCTATATTATCCATTATAGTTTCTTCTTTATAATATTTATATTCTAAACTTTCTAAGTTAGTTAAAGTATTAGAAATTATAAGTGGTTGTGTTTCAGAAACTGCATTATATATATTTTTTTTATCAATATTACTTGAAAAAAATGTAAATTTTTTAATCTTATTTAATTCAAATCTATATAAAACAAAATTATTATTTTCAACTCTAATTACTGAATTTTCAGACTGAATTCCTTCAAAATTTGGATATTTAATCCATTTGTTATCATAGTAATCAACTTGTGTAGGTCTGATAAAATTATCATCTATATATGTTTCAAATAAATAAGATCTTTTAGAAATATAACTACTCTCATCTTCACCTTTAACAAGTTGATTAATTAAAACAGTATTTTTTACTTTTATAAGTATTATAAAATCTTCTTCATTCTCTGATACAATAAAAGTATCTATAAAGTTATTATAAGCATTATTTTCAGATATATAATGATTAAAAAATATATCATTACTTTCTATCTCTTGTGTTTCTTTATCAAAAGTTAACATTCTTATATTTATATTAAGATTAGTTCCTTTTATATGTTTATTAACAGAAAAAGTATAAATTTTATTATCTTTTTCAACTGTTTGTGAATGAATATAAAAGTATCTTCTTTTTACCATATGTTGAATAGGCGGCTTACTTGAAGTTGGTTGAAAATCCCAACCATCTAAAAATCTTTCACCATATGTTTTTTGTGTTCCAACTATTTCAATATCAATAATTTCAGAAATTGGAGATGGAAATAAATCTGTTGTATCCAAAGCTCCAGTTGTTGTAATAGTTTTTATATCTGTTTTATATAAATCTTCATTTATCATATTAAAAGTTATACCAGTTTGATTTAAATAACAAAGTTTAATTATAGATAAATAAGTATTACTATTTATACTATACACTATTTCTTCATCAAAAGTTAATATGGTAAATAATGGGTCTGTATTATCAATTTCAATAACTTTTCCTTTGAATATTCCATTACTTCCACTATATTTAAAAGTTAAAAACAATTCTGAATTATCAGATAAAACTAAATCTTCATTTTTTTCTATTTTAACTGTATATTCACCTGAAATTGAATTTAATATTTTAAATTTATCTTTAAAAATATTAATCCAAAAATAACTTTCTGATACTTGATTATATAAATTATATTTTTCTGTTTTATTCAATAAAAAAGATATATCAAAGTTAAAAGTATTATCACTATCTATATATTTTTCAACTTTATTATAATCCTCACCTAATAAATTAAAATCATTATTTATTGTTTCTTTTATACTTGTAATTGTTTCTACATCTAATATATTAAAATCTGTATATATATTCATTATAATTCACTCCCCATTATATCAAACTCCCAATAAACATTTGAAGTTTTATTTATTTTTATTTTTTTATCTAATGTCATTATTTTTCCAGTTGCTATTATTTGTTTTTCATATAAATCTATATTTGTTGATAATGTTATTACATTTGAATTAACTTCTATTATTTCTACAAAAGAAAGATTTTTAATATTATCACCATATAATAAATAATCACCTGGTTTAGTAAAAGGTTCTAAAAAATCACCTGATACTGTATTAACATTAATTTGATTAGAAGAAACTATTGTTTTTGTTGAGAACAAAGGAAATATAACTAATTTTGTTATATTATCACTTAAAAACTTTTCTATTTCTTCACTTTCTGTTCTATTTTTACCTACTATTGTTTCTGATATCTTAAATTTAGGTATTGTATTAATTTTTTTTCTACTTGTAAATTTTTCTTTTGAAGTAAAAGTAGAAAAACTTAAAGAAATATATTCTCTTATACTATTTTTTTTTGATATATAATTTATTACTTCCATTTGTTTTCCTATTTTATTTAATATATATTTATATTATTATAACTAACTAACTAAATAAATAAATAATTATTTAATTTCTTTAATTAAAGCTCTTCCACTTCTTGAAGTTAATTGGCTCTTTATAGCTTCTTCCATATTTGATACTATTATTATTTCTTGAGGTGAATTTGAGCCACTTTCACCCCTATTAAGCTTATCTAAAGCTCCCATTCCTCTTCTTGATAATACTCCTTCACCAGTTTGTAAAGTAGCATCAATTTCATTAGATAAAGAACCACCATTTTTAATAATACCACCATCATGATATTTAGGTGTATATTGTTGAGAAGCAATTGTTGATACTTGTGCTAAACCAGTAGCAATTGAAATACCAGCTAAAACAGGTCCTAAAAATGGTCCACCAGTAGCCAAAGCATTACTTGCTGCCATATATGTATTAATTGTAGCTTGTGCTATTGCTAATACTTTTTGAGCTTCAAAACTTTTTTTTGATTGACCACCCATTGCTTGATCAAAAGTTGAAAATAAAGTCTGCATTGCTCCTAATCCATTTTGAATTTCAAGCAGATTATTTGTTTTATTTTGTGCCATTTCTTGTTGTATTGCTAATATTCTATCACTTTTACTTTGTTCTAATTCAACTTCTAATTCAACTTGTTCTTGTTTTGTTAAATATTCTGCTGCTAATCTTTCTGTTAATAACTCTTGTTTATCATCATAATATGTAGCAATATCTTCTAATTTTCTTTGATTTCTTTCATTTTCATTTAATGCTTCATCATCAACAAAACCAGGACCTAAATCAGAAAGTTTAGATTGAAATACATTTTTTTCTGTATTAAGTTGATTTTGTTTTTCTTTTGCTGCCCTTTGTTTAATTAATTCTTCTTCTTTTAATAATTTATCTTCTAATAAACCTATTTCTATATCATGTTTATTTTTAATAGCACTTATAATTTCAGGATTAATAATACCTTCTAACTCTTTCCTTTGACTTTCTTTTAAAATTATTAATCTTTTATTTTCTCCGGCTGTTAAAATTTCTATTTGTTTATTAATAGCATCTATTTTACCATCTATTATTAATTGATTTGCTTTTGCTATTTCTTGTCTTTTTAATAATTCTATTCTCTTTATATCTGTTAAAATTTGTTCATTACTTCCAGAACCAACTTCTTTTAATTTTACTTTAAGTTTTTCTTGTTCTATTCCTAATGCTTCAACAGAATTAACATTTTTTAAATTATTTTCATAATCTTTTAAAAGAGAATTTTTAGCTTCTAATGAAATATTATTTTTAACATTTAATTCAGTTTCTTTTTTAATAACTTCAACTCTTTCTTTTTCTAACTTTAAAACATTATTTATTTGTGTAACTTCTTCATCAGAAAAACCATATAAGTTTGTCTTTTTATCTTCTTCTCCATCAGAAAATAAATTTTTTATATCATCATAAGTTTTTTTTATCTCATTATAACTTGCTTGATAAAATTTAACAGTAGATACAAATAATTCATCAAATTCTTCTGATAAAACATTAAAAAACTGTTCTTTTAATATTTTTGCTTGTCCTGAAGCAGTTTCATTTATATTCTTTAAAACACCTTTATATTGGTCATTTAAAGCATTAGTTAAGTCTTCTTGGTCTTTTAGTAAAATAGTCTTTAATTCACCTGATTTATCTGTATATTGAACTATCATACCTTCAGATGTTTTTGTTACTTTTTTAAAATAATCATCTAATGTTCCTTGTTCAAGATTTAAAACAGCTCTATATTGTTCCGCTACTGTAACTATATTTTGAGAAGTTGAAAGTGAAGTATCAGCTATTGTGGCAAATATTTCCTCTGTAAAACCTATATTCTGGCTACGTAGAAGATTATAAACTTCTGCTATATCTTCTTTAGCAAAATTACTAATACCTTTAAAATTGAATATTGTTTGAAAATCTTTTTGTGTTTTTTCAGCATTATTCGAAGTAGCACTAATTATAGCGTTTAATTTATTCCATTCAGCACTAACCTGAAGTATTTCTCCTGCTAATGCTCCAAGAGATAAACCACCAATAATTCCTACCATTCCAGACATAGAACTTGATAAACCTGAAACTTGTTTTTTTGAATCAGAAGCACTATCTCCTATTTTTCCAACTGATTTTGAAGCGTCTTGTGCATTATCTTCTGTATTATTCAAATCTTTATTCATTTGTTTAATTTTTAAATTACCATCACCTGATACATTTATTGTTAAATTAATTAATTCATTATTCTTTGCCATTTTATTACCTTTTTTTATATATTATATATATAATTTTATTATAATTTATTTTTAATTTTCTTCATTTATTTTTCTTCTTTTATTATTTGCCCAAATATTTGAAAGTCTTATAAAAAGGGGAATAGTAGTTTTTAAGTCATAACCATATAATTTTAATAAATCTTTCATAGCTATATAATTTTTATCAAGGATAACACTATCAGAATAAGTCCAAGGGATTAACATAAAAATTTCAACTAATTCTAACAATTCAGGTTCATTTTCTAAGAATTCAATATAATCTTCATGTTCTTCATCTAACTTTAAATATTCTTTTTTATGTTCAAAAATTAATGGGTTAAGACTTCCATCATTAATAGAATTTTGCTCAACCCATTTAAAAAGCTTATTTATTTTTTTTTTAAATATAACTCTTCATTAACAGCACTAATTATTTCCATAATTTGTTCAACATCTAATGTTTGTGTAAGATTATCAAATACAATTTTTTTATTTTTATCTAATCTTAACATACTTTTAAACATATCTATAATAAGAGCCTCTCCACCTACATTTTTAATAGTAGGTGTTGTAAAAGTAACTTCTAATATTTTTTCATCTATTTCTAATTCTATTATTGTTTGTCTTTTACTTTCTTTTGTTTTAAAACTTAATTTTTTCATTTTAATTATCCTTTTTTAATATAAATTTATAGATAATCTATAAATATTTGCTTTATATACAAAATTATTTTTTTCATCATAACAAAATTCATCTGAATGTAATTTTTCAATTTTAACATTGAATTTATTGAATCTTTCTACTTTATGTATTTCAGGTTCAATTAATAAATAATCAAATTCATCTTTTAATTGTTTATCTATTTCAGGTTTAATTAAAATATCTATATACTCCTTATAATCTTCTTCTCTAATTGAATCATTTAAATGAGAAACTAACATTTTACCTTTTTCTGTTTTATTACTATATTTTAAATCATATTTCTCTTTAATACTTTTTATTAATACTTTTTTAAACTTTTTCACTATATCTCTCCTCTGTTTTATTAAAAAATCTAATTATTACACTAACAACATTTTCTTCCATATAATTTTTTTCATTAGGTATTTCACAAATATTAACTATTTCAAAATATATATAATCTCTTATATCAATATTAATATTTTTAAAATTTTTCATAATATCTTTTAAAAATAAATTTGTTTTAGTATTTAATTCTTTTTTATTTTTTGTAGTAGATTTTTTAAATTCAACTCTAACAGTTTTACATTTATTAGAATTTCCTATGAATTCATTAGATTTAAAACTATGATTTGTTTCAATAATTTTAATTAATGTTTCTTGTAAGCTTTTCATAAATTTCCTTTTTTATTTGTTTTCTTACCATAGTATAACATAAAAAAAGGAAATTTGTTTTAATTTGTGATTTTTATTTTTCAGGTTTAATTTTATTATCCCAATAAGCAGGACCACCTAATATCTTAACTGCTAAATAATATTTTTTTGCTCTGCGTCTTCTTAAAAATTTTAAAACACAACATTTTGATTCTTTATTTACAATTCTTAATAAGTTATTTAAGAACACTCTATCTGCTTCTTCTTTATCTTTGATAGTTTTACCCATATGATACATATAATCGTGTATATCACAAGCCTCTGTGATTGATAGACCATAAAATGTATCAGGAACATTTATTCCTTCTTTTGCTCCACAACCATTACAAATTTTATTTATTTCTTCTGTATTTAATTTTTTAAAACTTTCAGGAATATATAAATACTCTTTCATTTTTTTAATCCTTTTTATTTAATATTTACAGTAGAAGAATATAAATATATTTTTATATTCTTCATTTTTATATTTATAATTACAAGTTATTCTTTTTTTTTGATTTCTTGCTCTTTTATAACTTCATATTCTTTTTTTACAACTGTTCTTGTTTTATCATATGTCTTTGCTACTTTATCAATTTTATTAAATTTACCATTTTTATTTAAATCTAATTCTTTTACAACAATTTCACCACCTGAATAGGCTATTTTTGCCACAGAATATGCCTTATCTGTTACACAACCACTAAAAGTAAGCATAACTAATATACTCATTAATATTACCATTATTTGTTTCATTTTTTTTCCTTTTTTATATTACTGTTTGATTAATTCTAATTGAAAAGTTATCATCACCAACAGAATTTTCACATCTAAAATTTCTAACTAATGTTTGTCTTCCAGCATCATCACCCTCTTCATTTGTAAGTATCTTAGCAAATGGGATTTTTATTTCTAATGTTTTTCCATCAGAAGTTATAGCAGTTATGATTATTTCACTTAAAGCACCAGTTTTAAAAGAAGCCCAAGAACTAATATCATTTTTTATTTTTAATGCTGTTACTTCTAATTGAGGATCAAAATCTGTTAAATCAAATTGGCTTAAACCAATAGCATATGTATCTTGTAATTCAGCATTTTGATTTAATGTAAAAGATTGCATATTTATTGTACCACCACCTTCTGTATAACCTGTAACTTTATTGATTATAACTAAATCAGTTAAATCAGCAGAATTACCACTATAAGCTAATTCTGTTGGTTCTAAATCAGTATAAGCAGAGATATTAAATGTTACTGTAATTGGTTTTCCAACTTCACCAGCAATCGTCATACTGTTCTTTGCACCTTCAATAGTTCTTTTTATATCTTCTTTATAAAAATCTAACGCTAATGCTCCATTTTCATCTGAATTAGGTGTATATGTTACTTCATCTGTTGCTGATTGTGTTCTTTTTAGACCAGCTTGAAGTAATAATGAATCCATATTTGAATAAACTTCAGGTGTACCTAAATTATCAAAATCTTCTAAATCAGCAGTTAAATAACCCTCTACATTAAAATTAACAGTTGTATGATAATTATCCTTATAATTTCTTTTTGAACCCATAGCAGTTGTTACAATATCAATATCTTCACCCTCTGCCGCTGGATTAATATCAACTATATTAGTCATTGGTATTGCTATTCTTTCTAAACCAGTAACATCATATTCTTTTTGTGTCACTAAAATTTGTTTTTTTGATTTACCTATTGCCATTTTATTTTCCTTTTTTATTTGTTTTAAATTAATTAAATTATATTATAATTATAAAGTAATAGAAGATGATAGAGATAGTATTACTGAAAATTCATTATCATCTGTTTCAGATAAGGTAAATTCAATATTTTCTATTCTTATTTCATTTTTCTTTGATTTTATAAAAGCAGCCATTTTATTTAAAAATTCTTCCTCTAATCTTACATATCCATTTTTATGTTTATCTACATCTACATAATAAATATTATAAGTTAAATCACCTGATACTTCTAATAAATCATTATCAGAAGAAAAATTAATGTCTTCAATAATCATAGCTGGTAAATCAGCAAAATTTTTTCTGTTTTCTAATGCTTGAGTTAAACCAACACTTGTTTTTATTTTATCAAATTCAGGGTAATCTACTTTAAAATCTATTATTAGTTGTTCTAAATAACTTGTTATCATTTATAATCCTTTTTTTAATGTTTGTGTTATTATTTTTAAATTTTTACTACCTGATGTAGGTATAAATTCTCTTTTATCTATATTTTTAGTTCCATTATTATTAAAAATACCATATAAAGGTAATGTTATTCTATTTGATTTTAATTTAATATTTTTATATAAATTACCAGTATCATATAAAATCTTATTATCTCTATCAGTTTTTCTTTTTTTAAATTTTTTATTATTTATATCTTTTTCTGTTTTAATATTTTTTTTCATTTGTTTTACTATTAAATTTAATGTTTTTTTCTTTACATTTGAATTTTTAGTATTTTTTTCAAGTCTTTTTAATACAGAAGATTTTAAAGCCATTTTTTATCCTTATCCTGAAAATCTAACTGAAATTTGACCATCAAATGTAGATGGTTCTCCATCATCTTTTACTGATTTAATAAATGAATTTAAAAAAGATTTTTGCTCACTACATAAAAAATTAATAAATCTTTCATCAGGTTCTACATTATATGAAGTTTCATTATAGTATTTACATACTAATGTTTTTAAATATAATTCTTTATATAAAGGACTATCTTGTATTATATCTTCTGAATAATCTATACCTTCAACTAATAGTGAATTACCTAACTCTATTGAAGTAGCAGTTATATATTTATCAAAAACTGTATTATCTCTATCATAACCTGAATATTCTTCTATAACTGGCATAAAATTAATTACATCTTCTCCTGTGATTACTAACATTTTTATTTCCTTTTTATTATTTATAATTAATTATATTATTATTTTTCTATAAATTGTTTTCTTTCTTTGTGTTCACCAGTTTTCCCTAAATTAAAACTTTCAACTGGTCTATGGTATCCCATTACTCTTGTATATGTTATACACCTTGTTCTTTTATCTTTTAATTTTTCTAATATTTTATTTTTCATTTTCTAAACCTTGTTTTATTTTATCTTTTCTTTTAGTGTATTTCCTCTTTGGTTTAATTTGTTCAGCTTGTTTCTTTTCTTCAAATTTTTCTTTTACTTTTTCTGCTAATTCGTGTTTATAATCTTGTAAAATTCTGAAATCTTTATAACTTGATAATAGAGAAGGAACTAATTTAAGTGGGACTGTGAAAATTTTTTGTGTTTTTATATCTATTAAATATGTGTTAGTTGGTATCATTTTTTATCCTTTTTTATGTTTCTTACCATAGTATAACATAAAAATATAAAAAGTGTTCTTATTTTTAAAAAATATTGTATTATATTGTAGTATTAAATGAAATAGGTATTGAATTTAATACCTATTTCATAATTATTATACACTTAAAGTAAGTGTTCCACCTTTTTTACCATTGAATACAGCAGCACCATAAACAAATAGACCAAATACAGCTTTACCAAAAAGCCCTTCAACTTTTCCATACTCTATTTCTTCTAAAGCACCAACAAAATTTATACAATCTTTTGAACCAAATAATATTTCAACTATTGTTCCATTATCTTTAATATTAGTTGATTTAACTATTTCAAAGTTACCCATTTTATAAACATTTTTTGTTCCACCATTACCATCATCTACCGCAGGAGTTACATTTAAGTAATTAGCTTGTCTTAACATACTATAAATTGAATTTGTTACATACATAAATCTATCTTCTGATACATTTTCATCATCTAATGCTACTTCTGCTTCTTCTATGATAGAAATTGCATTAGCTGCAGTCATAACTGTTCCAGTTTTATCTAAATCATTAGTTAAACTTGCTTTTAAAGCATATATATAATTTTCAATAACATTACCTACAGAATCCACTGCTGATGTTAAAAATTTATCAATAGCATTTGGATCACCTTGTAGCTCATCAACTCTATCAGTTCTTAATCTGAAAGTTTTTGCTTGATCAATTAATAGACTAACTGAATCTGGAGCCATCTTTTGTGCTGCAACTGGTGTTACACCATCATAATCTGAAACTGTTACTGCTTGACCATAAGTATAAACCTTAACTGTTTCACCCATTTTTACTTCACCTTCAAAATCTTGATTAACTATTTGAATCAAAGGTTTCTTTGCGTATAAATTTGCCTCAAATTTATCAGACCATATTGTTTTTTTAAATGCCATTTTATTTCCTTTTTTTGTTTGTTTTTTTAAAAGGAGAATTTACCTCCTTTTCTTAATTATAATTATATTATAAAAATTATTTTTTTAAAACTCTACTCTTTTTTCATTAACTGCTTTTATCCTTTCAGCCTTTGATAATGTTAAATATTCTTCATAAGGTATTTTTCCGGAACCATTTCCATTAGGTTTTTTACCTTGTCCTTTTCTTTCAGAAATAAATAAAGTAGGTTTTTCCTCTTTTATTTCTTTTAATGATTCTTCAAGTGTTTTACCCATATCTATTTTTTTATTAGCAAGATATTTTAAGTAATCAATATCATCTGTTCCTGATTCTTCATAAACTTTTGCTTCATATTTATCTTGTATTTCTTTTTTTTCAGCTTCCTTTTCTGCTTGATTTTTTTCAGAAGTTTCTTTTAACTCTAAAATTGTTTTTTCTAATGAAATAATTCTATCTGATAAAACTTCTTCATTACCTTTTTCTTTATCTTCTTGTTCTTTTTTTAGTTTTTCAGCTTCTTGTTCAGCTTTTAACTTGTTTTCATCTTCAAGTTTTTTCTTTTCTATTTCAAGAGCTTTTAGTTTTTCAGCTTCTAACTCTGCTGCTACTCTTTCAGCTTCTTTTAAAGCTGCTAATTCTTCTTCAGTCATTTTATTTTCCTTTTATTTTTTGTTTTCTTACCATAGTATAACATAAAAACAAGAAAATGATTAAATTTCTTCAATTACTATTTCAGTTCTACCAATTAAATCTTCTGTATAATATTTTTCAGAGTTTAAAATACATATTTCAGCATCATCTTTATAATAGTTTTCATTCATTCCATCCAGGATTGCTTTTAGTAAGTTATCAAGGTCAGGTTTAATATTATGTAAATATTTTATCTCTTTTATTTCTTCTCTTCTTTTTTTTGTATATGATTTAGGAATAGGGATATAAAATTTTATTGTTAATTTTAAATATTTCTTTTCTTTATCACAATCAAAATTAATAGAAGAAAATTCTTTTTTTAATAATTTTCTATAATCATTATATTTTTTTAAATAAAATGTCCCATATTGTGTAACTCTAGGTCTTGAAGCTGAAACTGGTGTGTGATTTACTGTTATTTTTTTCATTACATTACTTTTAAAATAGGATTTGTTTTTGCTAAATCAATATCAACATGTATAAATGTTTTATACATTAATATTCTTTTAAAACCAACTTTTAAAAGTGAATCTACTATTAAATATTTTGTTTCATAACCTTTTGCAGAAATATCAATTGCTAAACCAGTTAGATGTGAAGATGTTTTACTTCCACCTATATTTTTATTGTGTTTTTCACATCTTACACAACTATTAACAATAAAAGGTATTCCAGCTAAGTGACGTGCTTTATTTATCATTTCAAATAATATAGGACTTATATTATTAAGTCCACATCCACATTTACATTCAAATTCTGTTTGTTTAAAATAAATTTTTTCTTTTTTCATTATATTTTCCTTTATTCAATTTCTACTAATATTATATCAAAAGAACCAGAAACAGCTACACTAGCAGAGGCACTTGCTTCCATAAAAATATCAGTCATTGGTGAAAGTTTAACTGGAACTTCAAAGTTACGTGTTATTCTACCTGTCCCAACTGAATTTACTGAAGCTTCTCCTGCAACTTGAAAAACTGAATTTTCTTTTCTTTTTTGAATTCTTACATCAACTGAGGCTGCTCTTTTATTTGAAATAGAAGTTGCTTGAGATATTAAATAACCATAACAATTTTTAGGAATAGTAAAAGCTGTTATCATTGTACTATTGTATTCAGCTGGCATAACACAAAAAATATTAGCAGTTGTTATACTTTGTCTTACTGTTATTTCACCTTGATTTTTTCCAGTTGAACCAGCAGTTAATATTTTTGCTCTTGGTAGTCTTAAATATGATAAAGTAGAAGTAACTGAATTATCACCATCTAATGTAACTATTTCTGATTGCATTAATCCATTTGCATCTAAACCTTGTAAATCTATTGTCCAAGCCCCAGTTCCACCATTTGTATCTAATACACTTTCAGAAGTAACAGTAACAGTTTCAGCAACAATAGCATTAAAACCAGTGTAAAAATTTTCTCCATTCCAAAGTGCTTCAAAATTTGTTGATACACTATCATTTTTTCCAAATTTATGTATTATAGAATGACCTTTTATATTTCCTTTTGATATTTCAAGATAAAACTCTCTATTTGGTTGATAACTCATTTTTTTTCCTTTTTTTATTTATTTTTTATATTATATACCAATCAGTTCCATCACTTAATAATGTTACTGATTCATATTGTGATAATAAGATTATATCTATATCATTTTCTATTTTTTCTGTTGAATTAGGTATAATAGTAACATTTCCATTAATATTAATTCTTTTTAAATTTAATATCAAATTATCTTCTGCAACAGGAAGTGTAATTGTTATATCTTCTATATTTGTAAAAAATATATTTCTATCTTCTTCAAGTATTTGATAATTTTCTGAAATTTTATTTGTTTTTCCACTACCAAAATTCAATATATTATAATTGGCATTTGCTATTGCTAATTCAGTTGTTATTTGTAATGTGACTTTTCTATCAGTCACATATTTATATTTTTCAATTATTGTTGATAATATACTCATTATTTTTCCTTTTCAGTATCTTTTTTAATATCAATAACTTTTTTATCTTCTATTTTCTTAATATTTTCAGTATTAACAGTATCTTCTTCACCAATTATTTCTTTTTTAAACATACTTATGATTTCATCAAGTTCTAAATTTTCCAATATCTTTTCTTCTGCTTCTTTTCGAGTCATATTTGGAAACATAGTAATCATTAAATCAACTCTTGTTAAAATATTTTTTTCTAAATAAAATTCCCACATTTTTATTTCATCTTCTGTTATTTTGCTCATTTGATTAGCAGCAGTATAGTTTAAAGACACTTTTAAATCTTCTGGAACATTTATTCCTCTGTGGTATGCTAATACCTTTATACCCTTTAAAAGTAAGTTTTCTTCTGTTTTTCTAAATTTAGTTGCTCTATTTTTTAAATAATCATCTAATGCTTTTTGTGAGATAATTAAAGAAACACCACTTGTAGTTGTAGCAGCTGAAATAAGACTATCAGGAATACCATTCATTCTAGCAAAAATAAATATTTGTTCATTGATTACATTTACTAATTTTTCAAGGTCAGTATTTGGTGATACAAATTTAATATCATCTTCTGTATCAACTTTATTAACAGCTTTAGCACCAAAATTCATTTCTTTTAGATCAGCACCACCCTTAACAACTATCATATCCATACTTTGAAATTTAAAGTTATTTCCTAATTGTGTGTTTTGATTTGAAATATAATCTTGTATATCTAATAGGTTAGAACTTGGAGGACAATAAAAAGAATTTGGTATTTTTTTATTTCTAAAAATTTCAAAAGGTATAAATCCATAAATATTTTCTTCTGATACAACATTTGAACCATCATTTAAATAATTATATTCTTCTTTACTCCATACTTCTTCTTGTCTTACATTATCATAAAAGAAAGTTAAATAAAGTTCTTTTAATTTAGAATAATCATCTGCTCTTGGTGTATAATCTATCATATTTGCTGTATATAAAACATATTCAAATGTTCTATCTTCATCATCATAATGAGGTTTCAAAGCAGTCATTCCACCAGCAAATGTATATTTATCTACTTCTTCAGCTATTTCATCATATGAAGTTGTAACTTCTTTAAGTATATCTAATAAATCTTGATTATCTGAATTAATAGATCTTAAAACTGGTTTTGAATATAGTTGAGATATTGAATTTGTAACAAATTTTAAAAAAGGTAAAGTTATTACTTGAATACTTTCTATTTCTTTTTCATCAGCATCTCCATCTTTATTTACAATATGTTTCCCTAATACATTAGTTTTAAAATAATTTTTATAGTATTCATCATCATTATATATTTTAATTATTTTTTCTGATAAACTTTTGTAGTTATTTATTGATTTATTTTTCATTTTATTCCTTTTTATTTTTATTAATTAAATAGTATTATAAGTTATAAAGATTGATAACTAAAAGAAGAGGTTGTAAATATACCATACCTCAGAGTATCACAAGCATGGTCATTTACTTTTATTGGAGTATCTATTTTCTTTTCATCCCAACTATAACCATGTAATTCATCTTTTAATTCTTTACATTTAAGACTAATAAATACATTTCCATTTTCTATAAATCTTTGTGTTAATAAAATACCTTTTTTTACATCATTTTTTGCCTTTAATAGGTTTTTTATACCAGCAACAAGTACTTCTTGCCTAAAGTGAGCAGAAGCAGGATCTATTATTATACTTTTTATATCTTTATCTTTAATAAATTCTTTTAAATCAGCAACATATTGACTGGGAGAACGTTTGTTCTTATAATACTCTTCTAAAACATAATATTCAGCATAAGTTTCATTGTTTTTATCAGGGTCAAGGTATATATCTTGAGGAATTAGTTTTCTTATATGTAAAAAAGCAGTATAATTTGTTGTTCCAAAATCTATTGATACATAATCTTCATAAAGAAATTTACTGATGTGCAAAAATTTATTATTTAATTCTTCTTCTGTTAAAAAATTAATTTTATCAACATTAAATATTAAACCTTCACCAACAGCCCATTTTCCTAATACCATTCTATCATAAAAATGACCACTAAATGAAGTTTTTAATTGATTTTTATAATTTTCATCTAAACTAAGGTTATCATCAAGTGTATATTTATATGTTTTAATAAATTTATCAGGATGGTCTTCTTTATCTAACCATTTTTTTAACCAATGAGAAGGTGATTCAGGGTTTAAAGTCCAAATAGAAAAAGAATTTTTTAAAGATAATCTTGTTAAAGTCATATCAAAAAAAAGTTTTGAATAAGTTGCAAGTTCATCAGCATACCAAGCTAATAGAGTAATACCTTGAATCTTCTTTTCATCTCCATTTTTACCAGCACCTTTTACATATATCTTAATATGTTTATATTCTTTAATAGGAATTGTTAAATATTCACCTTTTGCACTATTATGGTTTCTAAATTCTGTATTTAATAATGTTTCAAGTTCAGGAATTATATTTTTCTTAGCAGAATCAGCACTAAAACCACTAATTAATACATTTCCTCTTTTATTTTTTAATTTTTCAAGAAAAACAAGGTTAGCAGTAAAAGATTTTGAACTTCTAACTGCACCTTGAAGACATAAAATTTTATTATCATTTCTTTCGTTCCATACTTTTATTGAAATTTCAGATAATGGAAAAATTTCTGTTTTATTTTCATTGTTCATGAATTATTCTTTATTAATTGATTTTATAATTAAATTAAATCCAGTATCTTCAACTGATTTTTCATCTTCCTCATATTTAATTAATTTTGAAATTTCCAAAAGTTTATCTATTGCTTTTAATTTATCTGTTACAGAATAACTTTGTTTATGTGTTATTTCTAATGAATCTAATGTCTTTGTATCTTTTATCACATCATACTTGATATAGTAGTCATTTAGCACTATTTCCCTTAGTTTAGATAAAGATTTAATTGTTGTTTCTTTATATAAATCAGAAACATTCATTTTATTATTCTCAATCATATTAATAAAAACTTTATCTTTCATTAGTTCTTTAGTTCTTTTTCTTATTGTTTCTAAATTTTTGTATGCTACTTTTGAAACAAAAAGTTTATATGCTTCTATGATATCAAAACCATTTATTGTATATTCTTTAGCAATATTCATTAAATTGTCTTTTTCCAGTTTATCTAATAAGTTTATTTTTTTCATTTTATCTCTTTCAGTTGATTTTTATAATTATTATTAATATTTTATTATATTATTAAAAGTTTTTTTAAAAATTAAAATAAATTATTAAAAAATGTTATATAATAGGAATATGATAACATATAAAGGATAAATAAAATGTTTTTTTTAATTATTTTAAGTTTTTTTCAAATTCTTTTAAAATTAAGAACACTTTTATTTTTAATGTTGTATAATGAGTATAAGAAAACAAAAAAAACAAAGGATTACAAATGACACAGACTAACTATAAGTATCTTGCAATGAAACAAGAACAAAAAAAGATTTCTTTTATAATTATAGAGGAAATAGGTTTAACAAATAAGATTTTTGGTTTTGATTATAATGATAATGTTAAAGATATTAAAAAAACAACTGAATATGAAATAATGTTAGATAAAAGAGTTGAAATAATAAAATATGTTAAGAGTGAATTAACTTATCAAGATAATATTATTTTTGTTGAGTTTAATTATAATGAATATTATGATACTGAAATAACTTTTTTTATATTTAATGAGTTTAATCAAAAAATTATTATAGAAGAACCATTAGATTTTGAAGAAAAATTTGTTAAATTATGTGCTAAGTGTAAAGATAAAAAAATTATTTTAAATTTTCATTCAAATATTAAATCTTCAGATGGTTTTCATTGTTATTGTAAAGATTGTAGAAAAGGGTATTCTAAACCTTACTATGAGAATAATAAAGAGAAATATAAAGAAAATACAAGAAGATTTTTAAAAAAGAATTCTAATTATTCTAATGAGTATTATCATAAAAATAAAGATAATGTTAATTTTAAACTTAAAATGAATTTAAGAAGTAGATTATACAGTATGATACAAGAGAAAAAAATTGAAAAGATTGGCAGCCATATAGAAGATTTAGGATGTTCTATATCTGATTTAAAAAAACATTTAGAAAATCAATTTGATAATCTTATGAACTGGGATAACTATGGTATATATTGGAATATAGACCACTCATTTCCTTTATCTAAGTTAAATTTATCAAAGAAAAAACATTTTCTACTTGCTGTTAATTTTAAAAATTTAGCTCCTATGATAATTGAAGAAAATATTGCTAAATCAAATCAAATTTTTAAAGAAATAGAGTATGTTAGATATGTTTTAAAAGAATTACAAATATAATTGTTTAAAATTTAATCACTTATATGGTATAAAAGCTTATTTTTTATACCATTCTTCTTTTTTTTCTTTTTAGAACAATATGCAAAAATTATTTCTTTCTTTTTATTATAAAAATACTATTTATTGATAATAATAATCATTATCGAGAAAGATATATTCTTTTTTAATACTTTATAATGTAAAATCTTTCTTTCTTATTGATATTGATTGTTATTATCGTTTAAATTATAAGGATTTTTGTTCTTTCTTGTTTGATGTTCTATTAATTAAATAAAAATACTATTTATTTATACCTCTATAATGCCTTGTAATCAAATAAAAGTTTAATTCAACTAATTACTCACTTAATAAATATTTGTTTGATAACAGTTACTTGTGTTATTCCTGGGTATATAATTAAATAAATATTTATTGTATACTCCAAAAGGATATGGACTTAAAATCTTCAGATTATATTTTGGCTAATTTCCCCATACCCAAAAACTATTTCTAGGGTGGGGTAGTCTTAACACTCAACAAAAACTTATTTAATTAAACAATAAATAAATAATAAATAAATAATAAATAAATAATAAATAAAAAAGATTTTAATAAACTGTTTATGTTCCCATAAAAAATAAATTTATTTAACATATTGTTCTACTACAAAACAAAAAATCTTTTTATTAATTCTAATACTTAATATATAAATAAATATCTATTTGATATTGATTGTTATTATCGTTTAAATAAATAAGCTTTTTAATAAGCTTTTAATTAACCATGATAATATATTAAATAAAAATCTTTTTAAATAAGTTTGTTGATAATAATAATCATTATCGTTACAACAAAAAAGTTATTTATTACTAATAATATATATATTAAATAAAAAGCTTTTTAATTAGTTATATAACTTCCATATCTCTCACATATATAAACAAAAAGGTTTTTATTTAATACATTTAACAATAAGAATAAAAAAGCTTTTAAGGGTTGTTGTTCTCATACTAAATAAAATGCTATTTATTATACCATATAATTAACACAGAATAAAAACCTATTTATTATCTAATATAATTACTATAAACAAATATATTTTTCTTTATTGATAATAATAATCATTATCGAGAAAGAGTATTTTATTCTTATTCATATTCACTATACAAAAAGATATTTAATTACTGTAATTACTAACACTAAATAAACTGCTATTTAATTCTCTGATAATTATAACATAAACAAAAAGAGTTTTGTTTAATATATATTATTAGTATATTAGCTTAAGAAACTATACAAATATTATATCATCAGAATATAAAAATAATTTTTGCATATATTATTACAACAAATAAAAAGGTTTTTAATATGTGTAAATATGTAACACAATAAAACTTAATTTTTTCTTAAACAATATAACTAATATAAATAAAAAGATTTTTAATACTATTAATACTATCATAGAATAAAAACTGTTTTATCTTTATCGATAATGATTATTATTATCAAATAGATTTTTAAAAATTAAATTACTACAAAATTACTACATTAACAAAAAGGTGTTTTTTTTATACCTAATAATTATACTAAATAAAAAGGTATTTATTATTACATTTATTATCAGAGAATAAAAATCTTTTTATTAAATATAATAATTATACTAAATAAAACGCTTTTTTTTGAATAAAGGTCTTAAACAAATATTCTTTTGAAACTGGCAGCAGTTAATATATAAAATAGTATTTGCCTTGTAATGGGCTTATTCTTATCTTAAATAGCTTTTTATTTTTATATTTCTATAATAATACTTAAAAATCAGTTTTTATTATTGTTAAATTTATTGTTAATAAAATACTTTTTATGTGTGTATTTTAGTAACAATAATAAAAAAGCTCTTTAAAAGGCTATTTAAATATACTGAAATATGAAATCACAACATGTTATTTCTATTATTCTTCGATAATGATTATCACTATCAAAACAGTTTTTATTTATAACTTAAATAATTGTATTAATTTTAAAAAGGTTTTTATTGATATATTTATATCATCAGTTTGTAAATGGGTTTTTGTTTTGTAGTAGAACAATATATAAAAATTATTTTTATATTTAATACTATTACATTAATAAAGTAATTTTTATATGGGAGAACAACAACAGTTAATAAAAATGGTTATTTTTTAATCATTATTTTGTTTAATAAAAAAGCTATTTTGTTTATGAGAACAAACAATTAATCAAATAAGTCTTTTGGTGGAACAACAACCCTTAATAAAATAAATAATTTTTGCACATCTTTTTTCAATATGATTATTTCTCATGGAACAACAATAAAAAAATTGGAACAAGAAAAGAGATAAAAAATTTTTGCATGTCTTTAATAAAAAAAATTGGAACGTAATAATTTAATTTTAAAACTTAAGATTAAATTAAGAAAAACTTAAGGTTATTTTAAGTTTAATATTTTTATACTTTAACAACAAAAATAAGCTATTATTCTTGCTAATAATATAAATAAAAACTGTTAAAATTCAACTAAAAATGGCTTAAATCTTGTTGATGCTTTAAAATTATGGGTTTTTTGTTACAAAACTGTTAATTTTCTCCATTTAGCAATTTTATAAGAGTTTGAAAATGGTGCTAAAATTTAGGTGAGGTCTAGGTAATGTCTTTTTTTTCTACTCAAATCCCTCTGCTACAACTACAACTACTCTTTTTTTAAAAAAATAAGGGCTAATTCTCTCTTTTTTTTAAGAGCTTTAGGTAATGTTTTAGGTAATGTCCTAAGATGTCCATTGTATAGGCTTTTATGCCACTATTTTAAGAGAAAAAGAAAAATCTTAGGTGAGGTCTTAGGTGAGGTCTTCAAAGTATCTCATAGAGAGGGGTTTAGACTTTATTTTATTAAATAATTATATATTTTACTTAAACTGTTTAAAAAAAAGAAAAAAAAGATAAAAAATATAAAATATATAAGAAGTTGGACACTTTTTAGGTGAGGTCTTAAGAAAAAGTTGCTGTTAGACCCTATATAGAGGCATTTGAAGACCTCACCTAAGACCTCACCTAAGCTTTTTTCAATAATGGCTATTCTAACTGCTATCAGGGACTTTAAGACCTCACCTTTGGTTTAGGTAATGTTTGATAATTTATGATTAATTACTATTTTAATAAAAAGAGAAAGTAAGATTGTTGTTATTGTTGTTAAAAATGTAGTAGAACAACATGCAAAAATTATTTATTTCTTTCATATAGCAAAAAAATTAAAAATTTTTTATTATATTTAGTTAGTTTTATCAGTTTTATCAGTTAATTCTTTATCATCAGTTATTTCTTTTATTTACGTTCCAATTTTTTTTATTTACAATATATATTGTTGTTCTATGAGAAATAATGGTATTAAAAATAAATACCAGTAACATTATCTACCATATAAATACATTATCTATATATATATATTGTTGTTCTATGAGAAATAATGGTATTAAAAATAAATACCAGTAACATTATCTACCATATAAATACATTATCTATATATATATGTTTGTTCTATGAGAAATAATGGTATTAAAAATAAATATTAATGGTATTAAAAAAACATAAAATATAAAAATACACATTTATTATTAATATTTTACATTATAAATAAAAACCTTTTTGTTAATTGTTGTTATTATCAGAGAGAAAAAAAAGCCTTTTTGTTGTTTTCTTGTGTTTTCTTGCTATATAAAATCAACAATGTGCAAACATTGGTTATTTTATACTTATTTGTTTTATTTACATTCAACTCCCTATTTTCAGCCGACAAAACCATTATATGCAGAAGATGTTGTGTTAAAAAGAGGGGAAATTTAAAAGAATTTGAAAAAAAAGTGAAAATTAAAATAAATTAATAAAAAATGTTGTATAATGAGTATAAGAAAACAAACAAAAAGGAAATGAGATGACAATTACAGATGCAAACAACATGACAGAACAAGATAGGTTAGCTTATATGAGAGCTGAAAAAATAGAAGTTAAAACACATAAACAAATACTATTAGTAGAGTTAGAAATAGAAGAGTTAGAAAAAGAAAAAAATAAACCTCAAGAAAAAAGAGAAATAAGTCTAGATGATATATATTTTAACTTATTCAAAAATGGAAATAAACTTGAAGGATTACAGATTGATAATCATGCACAAAGAGTTATAATAAGAAGATTGGATGAAAAATACAATGTAGGATTTAGATATGTGTAGTCATTATAATAAAGATAAAGGGTATACAAACAAAAATATAAATGAAGGTATACTAAATAAGTATAAGAATCTTTTTTATAAAATATCTCATAAGTATTCAAGTTATAACAATACTTATGATTTTAATGATATATTTAATGAGTGTTATATATTAACTATTTCCCTTATTAAAAATTATAGAAATATTGGTAAAAATTCAAGTGAATTTGGTTATGTTAATAAATATCTATCTTTACATTTATTTAATGTTTTAATTGAAAAACAAACAATAAAAAATACAAGACATTACTACTATAATAAAGATATAAAAACAAGTAATGTTATGTATGTAGAAGAATTAACTGAATCTATTGATATTGAAACAGAAAGTTTAGAATACTCAAGTGAAGAATTATTAAAACTAATTAATTTTAATATAAAAAAAGGTAATATTAATGAAAAAGAAAAAGAAAAAATAATGATATATATTGAAAGTCAGAAGAAAAAAGTAAATAATGTTACAAAAATAAATAAAAAAATATTAGAAATATTGAAAAAATTTGAAATTTAAGAACAACTTATTAATTTAAGTTGTATAATGTTATAAGAAGTTGTTAAAATATAAACTGATAATTTATATTTTAACTAATTTACAAACAAAAAAAGGATAAAAAATGAAAAAAGTAGAGTTTATTACAAATATTGTAAAAAAAACAGGAGTTAAAAAGGTGGAAGTATCAAAAATAGTAGATGCTTTTTTAAATGAAATAAATAAAGTAATGGAAAAAGAAGATTCTATTACATTTAAAAATTTTGGAACTTTTTCAACAGTAATTCGTTCTAAAAGAAAGGTAAGAATTCCAGGTTCAGGTGAAATCATAGAAACTTCAGAAAAAACAATACCAAAATTTAAGGCTGGTCTAGGTCTAAAAAAAGCAGCTAACAAAAAAAAGGATATAAAATGAGAAATACAGTAATTAAGTTATTAGAAGAATTAAGAGTTGAAGAGAATAAATTAAATAAAACTTTTCCTAAAAAATATGAAGATTGTATGAAGACATTAGTTAATATTGAGTATTCATTAGTTGATATGATTGTATTAAAAAGATTATTAGAACTTGATTATGTTGTTAATAAAAAGAAAAATCAAAACACTTTCTATTTTATAATTAAAGAATATGTTGATAATATATGTGATTTATTAATATTAAAAGAGTATAAAAAAGGCTTAAAATCTATAAATGATATAAGAAATATAAAGATATAAATAATTTTTGCATATTGTTCTAATAAAAACATTTATATTATGTTATACTATGGTAAGAAAAATAACATAATATAAGGTTTAAAATGAAAAAGATAGAAAGAATTTATTTAACAAACAAACAAATAACAGAAAGATTTAACTATGATCCTTATGAACAATATGTAAATATGTGTTATAAGTTATCATTCAAATTTAAGAATAAATCTAAACAAGATTTTAGAGATATTTTTCAAGAGAGTTGGATAGGTGTTATAATAGCCCACACAACATTCAAAAAGGAAAAAGGCATGAGTATAACAAGTTTTGTATATAAAACAATTAATGAACATTTATATAAATTCACTATAATGAATCATGATATTATACATATACCTTATATAAATAAATTTTGGGAAAAGTATGGTTATAATAAGATTAAAGTAGATAATATAAAAAAGGAGTTAAATATAAAAGTATTAAATAATGAAATCTCTGTTAAAAAGTCAGAAGAATTATTTAAAAAGGCAAAACTTGATAATATTATTACTAAAAAACAACAAATTTTTGAATCAGAAATAATTAATGATTTTCAAAGTGAAGAAAATGTTTTTGATAATTTTATTATGAAAAATACTACAAATGAAGAAAATAATGACTTTTTAAATTTTTTAGATGATTTATACTGTAATAATATAATTAATAAAGAGGAGTATAATTTATTAATATCATTTATCAATAAAGAAGAAAGATTTAGTAAAGAAGTTAAAGAAATTATAGAAAAAATAAAAATTTATGTAAAAAATAACAATTTAGAGAGTTTATTTTAAAAGAATTTCAAAAAAAAGTGAAAATTAAAATAAATTAATAAAAAATGTTGTATAATAAGAATAAGAAAACAAAAAAAGGATATAAAATGAAAAATGATATAAAAAGTTTTTTATCAGAATTAAATAACAATACAGAAGATTATTTTAAAAGAAAGACAGATGAAATTACATTTGTTGAAACACAATATCTTGATAAAGTGGGATATGTAGAACCTACATTTACAGATTTAGATGGTGAAATAGGATTAATAGAAGAACAACAAAAAACAATATTATTAGATATGTATGATAAAATTTATTATGATACAAAAGCTAGAATGTTTATTAGAGTTGATGTTGCTGATAATAAAAATGAAATAAAATATTACTCAAAAATGGATATGACTAAATTAATAGATTATGTTTATTACCCAGAAACTGTATATGAAGCAAATAAACATAAAAGTAAGAATGGCAAATGGATGAGTACTACTTTATCTCTATGTAATACTCAAATAGCTCTAAATGTAATAATGGATTTAAATGTAATAGAAAATGTAAGATTCAAATTTGATTTTTTTGGTAAAAATACAGCAAATAAGGTAAAAAAAGAACTTCTTATCTTTAATAATGATATAAATTATTTACCTATCCCTGAATTAAGTAATGAAGATTTAAAAAGTGCTGAATCTGTTTTAACAGAATATATTAAATTTAATAAATATTTTGA